TTATATGGTTGGTGTAGCATTGAAAGATGCTAAATTAGCTGTATTCTATGTTCCTGATGCTATATCATAATTCAATTTAATTAATGGGGGATGAAATACTCCCCCTTAATTTTTAACTTTTAATATATTAAAAAATGGCAATAGAAACTTTACAAGTAGTTCACACAGACTTGCAGGTCAGAGGTGGATTAAAAAACATTGCAATAGCAGATGTTTCTGAAGTTAGTGCGGTTACTTATGGTGCAAGTACACATACTATTACTGATGTTACGGTAACTACTGCAAAGATGTTTGACCTTAAACTTGGCACAGGTTCTTTATCTTCTTCAGGCAGTAAGGAAAATGGAAGTATTATGTTTGAAAACACAATATCTTTTTATGTACCTAATATGAGCTTGGCTCACTATGATGCTTTAATTAGTATGATAGATTTACCAATCGCTGTTTGGGCAGAAGATTATAATGATGCAGTTTATTGCATAGGTATTTCTGAAAAATACAATGAATCATCAGACTTTGAAGGTCATCAAATGTACGCTAAAGTTACTTCTGTTGAAGCTAACTCAGGAGCTGCTTTAGGTGATGAGAGTGGTGTTACTGTAACTATTTCAGCTATGGAAGGTGAGCTTCCTAGATTATACACAGGAACATATACTCCTGCTGCTGACGGTTCGGTAGCTTTCGCTTAATACTAACTAAAAAGGAATGGATTGGGCAATTTGCCCTTTCATTCTTTTTTTATTATACTTGCAATATGTATAAATCAAAATTAAAAGACGGTTACTGTCGTTTTGACAAAAGAGTTGTAGTTCATTGGTCAAAAGCAACACAAGAAGAACTAAAGTATGTTTATGATTTAGGGTTTACCGACCTTGTAACAAAAGAAGAAGATGCAAAACCAAAGAAAACCAAAGCAAAAGCAAAAGAGGAATCAAGTAAAGACAACTCCGACAAAGAGTAGTTTTAACACTAAGTATGCTTTTGTAAACTTATCTACTCCTACGGTAGATACTGAGGTTAAGGATTTAGACAGACTAAGAGAGGACTTTATTCCTTTTGGTAAGGATAACTTATTTCCTCAATACTTAGCTGAACTAAAAAGACAATCTTCTACTCACAGGTCTGTATTAGCACAGAAAACTACATTCACTACGGGTGGTGGTTTTTTGACTTCTAACGATGCTTTAGCTGATTTTATAGAAGATGTTAATGCTAATGGAGAAAGTTTAAAGGACTGCTTTAAAAAACTAGCTGATGACTATTATACTTATGGTAATGCTTTCTTAGAAGGTGTTGTGTATGATGGTGGTGTAAACTTCTATCATAAAGATGCTTCAACAGCTAGAGTTTCTAAAAACAAGAAGTATGTTTACTTCAACTCTGATTGGTCTAATTACAGAAAGAACAAAGAGAAAACTCAAAGAATACCTGTTTACCCACAGATTTCTAACAGCAGTTTTATTATACATTACAAGGATTACGAAAGTACATTTAACTTTTATGGTTTACCTGACTATGTAGCTGCATTGGAACACATAGCAATAGACTATGAGATTGGTAAATTTAACCATACATCATTTAAGAATGGATTTAGTCCTTCCGCTATTGTTACCGTTAATGGTGACTTTGGCGAAGCTGAAGCAGAAAAGTTTGTTGAAACTGCTAAAGAAACGCTAACGGGTAGCGGTAACAACTCAAAGATATTATTCCTTGTAAAGAATGGAGAAGATAGTCGAGGAACTGATGTTCAGATTATCTCCAACAAGGAAGATGGTGACTTCTTAGACTTACAGAAGTTAACCGACCAAAACATAATTACCGCTCACAGATGGCAACCTGCCTTGAGTGGTATCGTATCATCGGGTAAGATGAACAATACGGGTAGTGAGATTAGAATAGCTTATGACTTAGCTATGAGTACAGTTATTAGAGATACTACTAATATCTTGCTAGAGCCGATTAAAAGGGTTATAAACGCAGAGATGGGCATTGATACAAGTGACCTTACGGTAGCTTACGAACCACCTATCTCATTCCTTGCAGATATTGACCCTAAACAAGTATTGACCATCAATGAGCAAAGAGCAATGCTTAATAAAGACTTGCCTAACATTCCTGATGGTGAATTACTTATATCAGATAGACAAACAATAACCGTACAAAGACAACAAGAGAATGGCTAATGTAAGACAATATAACAAGTTTGTAACAGCATCAGAAGTAATATCTACTGCATTTACTAATCAGGCAACAGATACAGCTTTGATTAGCGATGCTATTCTTGAAATTGCTGAACTTGCACACATTAAGCCTGAGCTTGGTTTGGATATGTATGAGGAGTTAAAAACTCAGAATCATAACGGAACATTGACTACTGCTAACAGCGACTTGTTAACTCACTATCTAAAACCTGCATTATGTTGGTTTGTTAGATTTGAGGTTATGAATGAGATTCAGTACAATACAACATCGGCAGGATTAGTTGTTAACGTTTCCGATTTTAGCACTCCTGCAAATGTAGAGCAGTTCAATCAAATGAAAAGTGATACCTTTAGAAAGGCACAAGTTTTACTTGATGATATGATTGCTTACATTACTCACGATGACCAACTAAACGACTATCCATTATACGGAAAAGATGGAGATAGCTCTATGCCCGATACGGATATAGCTAGTAAGATGAATGGAATAATATTCTACTAATGAAGGAAGAAGAAAACGTATTTAGAGAGAATAAGGAATGTCCTGACGGATATGAACACCAAATGCCTGATGGCTCTTGGATGTGCGGTAAGGAACACGATGGTGATGCTTACGATGAGTTTGACGAAAACCAAGTTGACCTTATGGATTTAATAAGCGAGATGGTAGGTGAGTTAATCTCTGACCTAGATACTAAAAACGCTTTCTCTCAAGAGGAGATTGATGAAACATATACTGAGTACAAGGCTTCTGTTAATATGAGCTACTCAGAGCTAAAGAGATGGTCTGAAAACAAGTGCAGTAAGAAGGCTAGTATAGGCAGAACTGCTATAAATAGAAACCTTACTTTGTTATCAAAGAAGAAGGCAGATTGGACATCTGCAAATGCTACTGAAGCAAGAAAGGCTATTGCTTATATTGCAAGAGCTAAGAAACAACCACAAGGCAAGAATGTGAGTGAAGAATGCCCTTACTCCAAGAACTATATTGCTTTAAAAAATTGGGCATACGATAGAAACAAATAAAATAAGATAAAATGGCAACAGGATTTTTAGATGATAATGAGTCGTTGATGAGAATGGTAGGACACACCGTTGGTGATGTTGAGGTATTTACTACTGCTGCTCAAACAAGCAAAAGTTTTTACTGCATACATTTCCCTGTGGAAAGTGTAGTATCAAGCATTGCTGTTGATGGTTGTACGGGTGAAACTGCTCTACAAACTACTTTACCTGCGGGAACTACATTGTTCTTAGGTAAGGTAACAGCGATTACATTAACAAGCGGTATTTGCATAGGATATACAAGATAATATGGCTAGTAACGAACATAGTAGTTTAGATAACTCACAGCTTCACGTTCCAAAGGACTTTAGCACAGCATCGGCTAATACTGTTCTTACTAAGAATGGTAGCAATGCTTTGACTTGGGCAGATGATAACCTTAGAAGAACTCATTTCGTTAGAGTTAACGGTTTCTTTAGTCAAAGCACAACTGACGAGTATGCACCTACATATTCAGGTAACTCTACTCACGTTTGGGATACAATAGTAACTGATGCTACTGCTGATGCACAAGATGCTGTTGCACAAGCACAACTATACTGCCTTAGAGATGGTTACATCAATGCTTTTGGTGGTGTTGTGGCTGCTACAAGTGCTAAAACTGTAAACTTTAAGATTTACAAAGGAACTCCTGTTGATGAAAGTGCAGCAGCTATTGACCTTACTCAATTAGGTAGTACAGCTAGTGAGGTTGGTGGTGGTAATACAACTACTGATGTGTTCTCGGCAGGTGGTTTGGGTAGCACTCAAACATTCTCAGCAGGAGATATTATTATCGTTACTATATCAGCAGGTGCAGCAGAATCAACAACAGCAAGGTTTAACGCTACTATGGAAGTAGTATATACAGAAGATTAATATGTTAGGATTAAGAATAGCTTTAAGTGTAGCAAAAGGAGTTATTGACGAAATAGGTGGCTTATTATCAAAATTAGCAAGAAGGTCAACGTATAGTGAGAATCTTGCTGATTCAAGAGCTATTGTTTCTGATATAGATAGTTATGATTTATTAGACAAAGCTACTATACTACTTACTCCTACTGCAACAAGTGATGCAAGGGTACATTGCGTAAAACCATCTTTGCCTGACTACGGTAAAAATTTAATACCTAACTCAGATGACGCTGATAGTTGGACTATTGTAACAAACTCAGGTACAATTGTAAATGAAAACGGATATTTAAAATTAACCGACACATCGGGAAGTTATGGTTACGCCTATATACCAATTACAGTAGAAACAGGCAAAGATTATATAATAACATACAATTTAGTTGACTCAGGAACTACATCATCCAACTACGCAAGGATTGGCAATGGAGTAAACCAAAGTACTTATCACTCCGAAAACAATTTTAATAACACAGGTAAAAGAACGGTAAGGATTTCTCCAACCGCAACGACTATCTATATAACTTTAATAAGTGGTATAGGGGTTAGTAAATACGCATATTGGACTGATGTAACAGTTCAAGCAACAGCAGACTTTGACTTCGATAGAGCAAGTAGTGCTACAAGAATAAACTCT